GTATACCACCAATAGTACCAAGAATGATTGGTTGTTGTTCATCATCATCTCTAAACATGATAACAACCCAAGTACCTTCAACTGGTCCAACTGGAGAATGACCGATACCTGATATTGCAGCAGAGGTAAGTGGCTGCATAGGATATGCCCATGGTAGATCCTCAGTCTTTAACTGATTCTTATCATGGTTATGTAGACCAACAACTCTAACCTGGCATCTACCAAGTTTAAGTGGGTCCTGTCTATTTTCTACGCATCCTGTATATAACTGCATTATTTTCCTTTATTCGCATCTAAATCCATTATAAATGAATCTTTAATTAATTGCATATGACACTGATGTTTCTCTCTATCAATTGTATGATTAATAGCACTTATTAAATAATTTCCAGAAAACATTTGATCTAGTACATCTTTGTCTGAATCTGATGAATCAATAGGATTAAACTTATTTAATCTTAAATATATTTTATTTCCAACAGTATAATCTGTTCTACCTGGAACAACAATATTAACTTTATTAGCTTCAGCTTGTTGAATTAAAGATATACGCTTTTGAACAGTTTTTGAATTAGTTACATCAGCATAATTATTAAAATTGTTATAGTATTTTGGAAAGTTAATCACCATAGAATTATTTTTGCGAATATTTTTCTTTGATGTTAATGGATACTTATTAAGATGTTTAGTGTTACTAAATTCATCAAGCATATCAAAATTCTTTACCAAAAACTTTTTAGTTGTAACATCATATGCAATCATTTTTGATGCAAACATACCCATTCTAGATCTATCTATATAATCAAAAAGAGAAGGAAATTCTATATCAATAATACGTTTATATTCCTCTTCAACATTTCTTACTGTAGTACCATCTTTATTAAAATCTCTTATATACTGGTCATAAATAAATTCTTGAACTGCTTCTTGTGTGTAAAGGTATTCAGTTGATACAAAATTAAATCCTTTTCTATTTTCAAAGAAGAGATATCCAGATGATCCATTAAGATTTTGAGCTGTTTCAGCTATATAATTTAAACTTTTAACAGGACTCCAATAGTTCGAAATGAATTTATTTCCATTTGGAGTGTACTCAATGTTAGTATCTTTTTTAGATTCAAGACCATTATAAGAATCAGTTATAATTGTTTTTGCAATATCAGATATCTTACCCTCATATTTTGTACTGATTTTTTTATTAAGATCAACCATAGCTTCACGTGAAAAGAAATGGATTTCATAAGCAACTTGACGATCGCCAGTTTTTAATCTATTATTAATTTTGTAAATATAAAACTGATCATTGATAACTTTACCTTTACCTGAAAACGATGGAGTGCTAATTTTAATATTAACAAATTCTTCACCGGTAAATGGAAAAAGATTTGCAAAGTCAACAGATTCTTTGACCGCAAGAACGCCTGAGATAAATGGAGAAAACATATCTTCAAATATCTCAATTGCTAAAACTTGATTGGTTATTTCTTGACCAAATCCATTTAATGAAATAACTTCAATCTTTTCAATGTTTACGTCTCCAGCGAAACGTATTCCTTCAGTTGATGCTGGCATTATATAATATCTTTAAAGTTTTTAAGGATTGTTTGTAATAGACTTGGGGATATAAGTTTAATTCTACGTTTTGATTCATTTAGATCCGTCTCATAGTCATAGTTTGATACTGATACCGCGCCTGAAACACTTGAATCTACAATATAGCCTTGAGAGTTAACGTAATGATGGATTCCATAAACATTCGCTCCATACTTATCATTAATATGTTTCTCTAATTCATATTGAGATAGCGGAAAGTCATCAACATAATTATAACGTTGATTGCATAACATAACTACCCAATGATATAAAGCAGAACCATATACCTTTTCAGCTATAATCTCTGGGGTTTCTCCATCGCGTATATCATATTCATCGTACAGTGTTACATTTGATAGAATTTCTTTACGAAGTCTAACATTCTGAGATATATCTTTTACAATTTTATACTCAGTTTTGTTATTAATTTTATAACCATATAACATGGTTGGAAATTTATCAAAATACATAGATTATAGTCCGTCCTGGATCTTCTCTTTTGTAAGAGTTGCAAGTTCCATAAATGATAGTGATACATTGATCTGTGTAGGCATGCCACCTTCAAATGTTGTAAACTGCCCTTGAGGTGAATAATTAACTGTCATATCAGTTAAAACACAAGATGTATGTCGATTAATATTCATATTCTCAGTTCCATTATTGTAATAGAATATATCAAACTCTGAAGGATAGATGTACAAGAACTGATTTGCATCTTTAAATTCTGGATGCATATGAAGTTTAAATTGATAGATAATGTTTAATACGTTTTGAGATTCATGTGCATCTCTTGGAAAAAATTCATAATCAAACTGAAATTTACGAAAAGATACATTCTTAAATATTTGTTCTTTTCTTGGATTAGGAGCTAAACCAGTTAACTTTTGAATACTACCACCTAAACCAGCAATATTACCTGCTTGCATAACCGTAGAACCTACAGCTGCTCCTGCACTTTTTGCCATATCTCCAGCATTAACATTACTATAATTTCCAGTTTCTATTGCTTTCATTAAAGCTGCTCCACCTCCAGCACCAGCTAAAAGTAATGCTGCCATATTCATATCATCTTCATCATATGATATATTATATGAGGTTGATAGATTATTTGGCACATGTAACGCAATTGCAGTTTTAATTCTTTTCTTTTGACCTGAAAGTCTAGATCCTACAGCTGATACTACATTTTGTGCGCCAACAGAATTATAACTTTTATCAAAAGTTTTGTTTGCATAACTAGTACCTTTTGCAATACCTAAATTTATTTGTTCAGTTACTCCAGGTAATGAATTTGATGCCAAACCAACTAAACTTCCTTGATCTCTAGGAGGAATATCATCTACTGTTTGCTCTACTCCTTCTCTAATAAGTTTAGAATCAGTTGAAACATTAATATAGAATATAGCATAATTTCCGCCATATTCATTTGTAGCACTCATTAAATCAGATGGATATTGTAATTGATCTATAGTATATTTAGAACTGTCAAAAGATGAAGCTAAACCTCTAGGTTTGTATATAGAACTAGATGATTTTGGTGCAGCTGAAGCTTTACTTGGAGACCATCCACCTGTTCCAGGTCCATTATCAGCGTATCCTCCGTCGTTAAAGTTAGGACCTATATTTGAATTTGTACTAACAGCTCGTTCCCCAGGAACTCTGTTACCAGAAACTGATATTGGTGAAAAATTTGGAGCGTCTGCCATTTTGTATTCCTAAAACATTTATATAGTATTTATAAATACCCGTAGATGTTTCATAAAAGAAAATACAAACCAATGTTTCCTGAGAAGTATGAAGGAGATCCAACTAATATCATTATGAGATCTAGTTGGGAGACTCGCTTTGCCACCTGGTGCGATCGTAATCCATCAGTTATTAAGTGGCTATCAGAAGAGACAGTTATACCATACAGATGTCCTACCGATAATAGAATTCATAGGTATTTTGTTGACTTTAAGATCAAAGTTAAGACTAAAGACAATACTATAAAGGTGTATCTAGTAGAAGTTAAGCCAGCCAAGCAGACCCAGCCTCCAGTATATCCAGGTCGTAAGACAAAACATTATATAACAGAATCTATAACCTTTGTAAAGAACCAAGCAAAATGGAAGGCAGCTGACCAGTATGCCAAGGACCGAGGTTATGAATTTATCATTATTACTGAGAATGAATTAGGTCTGACCTAGCATATAAATAATAAATGGCTAATTTAATTGACGTTTTTGCACAAAATCAATATGATTTAAAGCAAGCTGCCATGAAATCAAAACAATGGTTTCAGCAACAGGCGCGTCTATTACAAGTCCATCAGTTAAAACCTAGACATATAATTAACTCAGATCCTGAAGAGAATTCAGTATCGGTTATTCCTGGCAATCTTTATATGTTTGTGTATGATCCAAAGACTAAAGCAGATCTGCCGTATTATGATATGTTTCCTTTGG